GTCTGAAACTTTTCAGACGGCCTTATATTATTGCGCTGTCGGACCTTGCGTGTAATCGGGCAGTAAGGTTAGTTTGTCTTGGCCGCCCAAGCTGGCAACCTTCGGCGCTTCTACGGGCGTTTCCTGCTGTTGCGGCATCATGGGGGCTGTTACCGGAGGTTGGCGGAACGGATCGAACGGAAGGCCGTCTTTCGCGTACTGCTTGCACTCTTTTTGCGGTATTTCTTTAATTTTGGTTGCCTGGTCGGTATAGCAGGTGCATCCGCTTTTTCCGCCATCTATGCAGGCCGCCAATCTTTCGTACTGTTGCACTTGCCGTATGCTGTTGTAAATCGGTTTCGATTCGACCCTTTCGGGTATGGTCGGAACGAACATTTCGGGCGTAAGGTTTTGGCCGTTTTGCAAGTTGGTTCTGCCGTTGTCTGCCGTTTTGTAGTTTTGGCCGCCTGTACTTTGGCCGTTCATTTGTGGATTTTGGCCGTTATCGGACGCTTCTGAACTTACTACTTCTGCATTTTCCTGATCCATGAATTTTGCGCTCATGCGCGTATAGGTATACCAACCATAACCAAGCAGGGCGGGAAGGAAGAAGATGAGGAATATCAGGCTTTTCGGTAGGCGGCGTTTCGGTTTGGTGTGTATTTCCGCCGATTTGTACATGCCGAAGGCTTCTTCAGGCACTTTAAAGTTTACTTCTATCGCGCGTACGATGTTTTGGCTGCTTTCGGGCTGATCTACGCATTCATTCCATTCGTAAAGTTTACGACCTATAGGCTTGATGCTGATGTGCATGTGGCGTTGTACGAGCCGGCGGACGAAGCTGTCAAGGAAGCTAGGATGCTGGGTAATGAATACTATGTCTAAACCGTGATGCCGGTGTGTAGCCAATGCTTCGATATAGGGCGGTACTTTTGCGGCGGCTGAACGTGTTGGAAAGAGCCGTTGTGCTTCGTCTATCACAACGAGCGAACCGTAAGGTAAAAAGTCCTGGAACGGCTGTTCTTTGATTTGTTCGTCGGTCAGTTCGTTGTGTTCTATTTTTAAATCGGGTATGCCGTTCGTAAAAAGCGGCCTTTCGCGTTTCACGCCTTCGCTGTCTGTGTAATGTGTGTAGCTTTCGTCCTGCATAAGCAGGGCAATGATGGATGAGGTTTTGCCCGAACCGGGGACGCCTGTTTGTAATATCAGCACTTTAATTCCCTTCTTTTAAAGTTTTGTACTTTGGTTATTTTTTGGCTACGGCGGTGAGTTTGGAAGCGGCGGCCAGAGTGGCGCGGAATGCGAATGCACCGAAGATGATGCCAACAGCGTGGCCGAATGGGGCAGTTCAAAGCCTTTATCATTTGCGTCTATATCGCCAAGTTTGGCGCATGCGAGGCTGTCGCTGCCTTCAGGGCAGTTTTCGCCCTTCTGTCCGCTTTGACCGCCGCCCGCCGTATTTCCGCCGCTTTGGTCGTTTTGGCCGACGCTTTTGCCATTATTGGGGTCGTTATTCGCGGCAGGTTTGGAATCAGCCTCTTTATCCGGCCTGCTCATTACGTGAACATTGGAATTATTGTTTGTGATGGATATTCCGCCCGTGGGATTTGATGCATTACCACCCGGACTTGAATTTGACCAGTCGGAAGGTGCATTAACGGTTATCACATCCTGTTTTGTCTCACCGTTGCCGTCGCGATAAGGCTCGCCAACAATGGACAATGTGCCCCCGGTGTTAATATCGCCCTGAATCGGTTGTATTTCCTCTCTGATCTGCTTGCCCAATTCGCCTTTATCATTGATGTAAGCATTAGGATTGTTTTGAAAATCCTTTTTAATGTATTCAGAGAGATCAACTATTTCCAACTCTTTAACTTCTTCTGTTTTTAGAGCACCAATAAGTATTGAAAATCTTGTTCCTAAATAGGCATTTACCGGCTTACCAGTTTTCTTGTCTTTCCAATATCCATCGCAATAATGAAACCCGCCATTGTATTTTTTCATTCGTTCGATACTTGGATATTCTTCACCCGTTTTAACAAATTCAAGCTGACCATCTATACTTTCTTTTCCGTTCATTGCAGAACAAAGTGCTTGTGCCTTGGACAAGCCCTCTTCCAAACTTGAAACAGACCTTTTATCTTTATCTGTCATTGGTCCGTCCGGATATTGCTCACCGCCGCCGAATGTATAAAAATATTTAAATTTTTTTTTGTATTTGCCGTCTTTGTCTTTTTGATAGCCGTCTTTTTCGGCTTCGGAGCAGATGCCTTTAGGTAAACCAATCATATGACCTAAAAAATGACCATCAGAACCAAAATTCATAGCACACAAAGCACCACCAACAATTGCAGACGAAGCCAACTTAGATGAGCAATTCAAATTAGTAAGACACTTTGTAACAAGTCTCGGCACTACACTCTCTATTACAATTCCGCCGATCCGAACCACGCCCGCCCAAACCACAGGCCAAAACACGCGGCGTATATGCCGCTGGTTCAAATGTGCTTCGGTATAAACAAGCTTGTAAAAGCCGTAACCGTCTTGACCGTTTGATTTTGCATAGTGATAATCTTCGTAATATTTTCTTGCAGCCGCCATATCGTAAGCGTGGAAATCGTTGCTATGGCGGGGTTTGAAATCCATCTTTTGATAAAACAGGGTTGTCGCACCGCCTTTTGATGCGTCATAACGCCAATTCCTGTTTAAAAACACTTCCGGATCTATGTTGAATACAAGTTTGCCTTCTTCAGCGAAAATATAATTACCACCCGTTAGCTGAATAATGTTTTCTGCTTTGGCCAAGGGGAGCAGTAATAAAAAGGAGACGGCAAATAGGAAAAGCTTTTTCATTTGAACAAAACCCACATCACTATTAAAGGAACGGACAAACCGATAAAAAACCAAACGTCCATCATCTTTAGCCCCGTTATCTGTTAAACCATCTATGGATACGCTTAATGCCCCACATGGACAAAGACACGCCAAAAAGTGCCCAACCTATCATCAAGCCGTCTTGGAAATTTTGGCTGGGATCGCATTCCGGCAACGATGCGGTTACTTGCAAACCCTCAAACTGCCAGCCCAACGGCGTATATTGCATTTGATATATTTTCCCGTCATGGATATTGGGCGTTACTTGACTAAAATAGGCGTTTTCAGCGCTTTGCTTGGTTGCGTGGCAGATATGGCCGACCTGATAACCCATTACCTTCTACCTCTTGTGCGAGAGCGGAAATAGGTTGTTCGTGCAGCGTAATAGTCATTCCGTCTGCGCCAATAAACATCACGCCTCAATTTATTTATATCCCGTTGTCTTTGACGTATTCTTCTATTTATTCTTGCCCGCCTGAAATCAATAACCTTTAAAATTATCCGCATGGAAAAAACTACGATATATAAGCCGATAACCAGCCAACCAACGACGCCGACATCAGTCAAAAGGGATGAAAACGTATCTTTTATTGTTTGCAGAATCATTTTTTATCCTTTAAACCAAGCTAAAAATAAAAGGGCGGAAACCGCCCCTTTTCATCAGCGGAAGAATCGCATCAGGATCATTACGCCGAAAATTGCCACCGATACACCGAGAATCAAACCGGCAACCGTTACAGCATCAGTTTTTGCCGTAGCAATATCGGTTTTTACAGATTCAGGCACTTCCGCCCAAACTTGAGTTGCAAAACCTGAAAGCGAACATCTTTCACTACGGCGGTTTCCTTACCGCTGGAATTGGTGGTGCGGCCGATTAACAGCTCCATTTCCATCGGAAATTTAAGGTTTTTAAACATCTCGAAATTAGAACTGTCGCCGAAACGTAATTTGGCCAAACCAATGCCTACTGCATTACCTGATTCAGCATTAAAGGGGGTTGCCTTAAAAACTGTACAAGTATCAACATTACTACCTTCAATTTCGCCTTTAAATTTGGTTACGCCCATGATGATGGCTGTTTCGTACTGTTGCTGGTTTAATTGATCAAAGTTCATTTGGTATATCCTTTAAGTCTATTGGTTGGTTAAAACTGGTATCTTCTAAAATTCCGTATTCGTCTGATTGATGACCTTGGCCGATTTGGTGTATGTATTTCACGTTTACACCGTTATAGCTGTACTCTTGAGGATTCAAGCCTTTAGGATATTTGCCGTCATCCGCCCTTAATCTTTCGCAAATCTGATCGGGCTTTATGCCGATATCAAGCATAAAATTCATCATGCGGCCTACCTGCTGCCTGGCATGGCGTTCCAATTTGTCAAAATTGATATTGACCATCCTTTTAGCGGTTTCAACACGTTCGGCCTTGTTCTGAAAAAGCGTCTCCCCTATTGGATATGCCCCCGTCAGGTATTGGCCGGACTTAATCAGCATATCGAGCGGCAAAACGGAATCGGCCTTTCTAAATTCGACTTCGAAACGTACCCAAGGGCTATCGGGATCGCCCAACTGGCGGCCTTTTTCGTAAATCCTGCAATATTTGGCCGAACCCCGCGAGCCGATGAAAAGCGTCATGCCGCTGAAATCCTGTTTGTGCCAAGAAGAGCCGCGGGTGTCTTTTTTCGGCCTGCGGTTGCCGTTATCGAAAAGGCCGTTTTCATGATCTTCATATGCCTGATTGGGCGTGTACTCGCCGTTTAGGAAATCACAAGCCAAATCGATGCGGGTAATGCGGGGACGATCAGCATGTTCGAGAAAATGGTAGAGGGAAACTTCCCATCCCTGTTTTGCCGCCATACATCCGACACCTTTTAAGTCAATCAATACAGTATCGTTTTGCCCGCCGACATGGATTTGCCCGTAATTTGCATTATCAGGTCCCAACTGGTAATAACCGTCGTAGAAAAATTTACCCTTACCCGGCAATTTGCATAACACGCCGAAACCGAAAATCTGATCAACAACAAGGCTTAAATATTCGATTATTTCGTTATCGCCGATGATTTCATTCGGGAACCAGCTGTAAACCGTTTCAATTCCAAAGGTAAAGGTTAGGTAGTCAATCATCGCGCTGTCGGATTTGCCCTTGCGTAGCGGGACTTCCAAAATGCGGCCTTTGGTATCGGTCAGCCAATGGGAGAAATACTCAACGTTTTGAAATTGAGACCAGTCAATCTGATAGGGAGCTATCAGGGCTTCGGTTTTCCTATCCCCCCCTGTTAGACGAGGGGGCACCGTCCGCCGCGTCTGCGCCGCCCGCCCGAGGCGGGCTGTCGCATGCCGCGTCGGACGGTGTCCATACTCTGTCTTTCTGATGGCGGAAACGCTTTTGCAAAAACGCCAAGCCTTCGGATGCCTCCGCTTCCGCTTCGGCGCGTTTTTGATCTTCGATCTCGCGTTCATAGTCGAGCAGGTCGAGCCTTTGCTTGCGTGTAAGCTTGGTCATTTCGCCTGCTCCACCAAGTCGGGCTTGAATTTGAGTTCGGTCAGGTTGTAATAAGGGATGTTTAACGCGGCGGCATGAAATTTGCCTGTGATGAATATTTGTTCTTCTGAAATATTCGCAGCGGTCGAAAGCGCGGTATATCGGCTTTTGTCCAGATGGATGAAGATTACGAGTTCGGCTTTTTGTTGGTTAAGCCATTGGAATGTAATGCAAGGATATTTTAACTTTTCCATTTCTAAGCCCCTTCTTGCTTATGTTGAGGAAGGGGGAATTTGATTTAAAAATTCCCCGTCGGCATAACCTACCGACTGGGCGCAATATACAAGGCCGTCTGAAAAACAGTTTTC